GACACTGGAATGTTCTGCTCTTTAGCAATATGTTCTTGTATTTCTCTAATAGCCTTATACAAAAGAGGGGCGTTTATATCATATAGATTGTTTAAATCATCTATAATTCCCTTATACCTTCGCTCTAACTTTTCTATTCTTTCTTCTAACTTTTCTATTCTTTCTTCTATTGTCATCCTATCATCACCAATATAGTTACAATGGTTGCTATGTTTACGATATTTACCATCATCAATATCTTATTTGACCTTGCTATCATAGCGAGCAATTCTTCAAGTAATTCATTTGTCCTTTCCATCATCATTTTTATTCAACCTCGAATCTATGTAGTCATGGAAGAAAATGATTGATGCTTCACGCTTTAGGTTATTAAACATCTTTAGCATTTCTCTGACTTCATCATAGGTAATATCCCAAACTTCGTCATCATCATAATCAAATCTTACTTGCACTATTTTTGTTTTCTTACTTTTGCGGTCTACTACAACTTTTTGAGATTCTTTAAATTTTGCTGGCATATCTATCTCCCGATGTGTTTGATGTTTTCTTTTGAAATTACTTGGTATGCACCTTTATTATAGGCAGGTGCTAAAGTGTATGACTTTGATACTTCTTTTTTGTATGAAGTGTCTGGCATATCTTTACCCATAGTCATAGGAGCAGAAGGATAGTCTTGTGTTTCTCTACGATATACTTCTTTTCTGACCAAAGGTTTGAAGACAGGCTCTGCTTTCTTCACATTTCTGTGTACTTTTCTTTTGCGACCAGAATAACTGTGATTGATACTTCCATTAATAATCATATACTTCTCCGAATTTTTGAAAAGATATTATATCAAAATATAAAGGAAATGTCAAGAACTATTTATCAGATGTCATCAATAGGTTCATCAGAGCGATTTTCTGAATCTTCTCGCTCCTTAGGATTGAGTGTAGACTCTGGACCGATTTTTAAAGACTCCCAATTCATCTTTGATGTAAAAGACTTCATAGAGGCACTTCTCATTTTTACACAGTTAAAAGTAACACACTGATCTTCTTGATCCCAAGTTTCTAGTGCGTAGGCTGCATCAGCTGCATCAAGTATACCTTTTGCAAACCTAGCTTCTCCACTAGCATCAGTTTGATATGGCGTGAATACTGGTACTTCATATTCTTGAGCCATAGATTTTAAAGCCTTACTTACTTCTATCTGTTCTGTCCAATCATATTGTCCACCACGCGAGGGAAGACTTGAGCGTTTTACTTGGTTAATATAATCTACGATAACAACGCCAACATTCATACTTTTGACTTTCTTGTCAAGTTCTGCTCTTATTCGTGCTAAAGTTAGTGACGGATCATAAATCACATCTAACTGCTGAGTCGGGAGAAGCTCGCAGTTAGTTGTGAGGTCATGATGAAACCTGTCAAAGTCTCGATTAGATTTGTACTCTTTCAAACGCTCTTGTCCTTCAGAGAAACGATTTGCCCACCACCCTGCTACTCGTTCCCACTCAATAACACTAAGATTCTTAGTTCTTAGTCTAGCGAATGGAATCCCCGTAGCGATGGCACAGCATCGTTGTAGAATGGATCTGCTGTCCATCTCAATAGTGAAAAAGACAGCAGACTTTCCAGAATTAAAAACATTGTTTGCAATATTAGAACAAACAATGGATTTACCTGCACCTCTTTTACCACCAACTAGAATCAAGTCTCGGGGAGAGAACTGAATCTCATGGTCATAGTCTGTATTTAGACCGAGAGGCAGATAGTTACCAAGCTCTTCATCATCTTCAAACAAGGTAATACGTTGCATACTATCTTGTGGTCTTTCGAGTTCGACCTTTTCTTCGACATCTAAAACTATCTGATGTAAGTGAGCTACTGATTCATCAGCATCTTCAAAAGCTACTGACTTATCAACATAATCCTCAAGGGAGTTAAGTATTTCTTTTTGAGCATACTCGTTTTTGAGATACTCTAAAAGCATATAAGCATCTGCCTCAACCTCTATGGCTTCAATGGCAAATAACTTTTCTCGTACTCCACTATCACGGATTTCATACTTAAGATCGTCAAAGGTGGGCATCTTGTGATATTTTTCACAATGATGATCTATCACTCCATATAAGCTATGATATTCTGAGGGTAGATAATTTTTGCGAACATTAGTCCATGTCTCAAAATCTTGAGACACAAGAACCTGCTTTATTAAAGCACTAGAAATATTCAATCAAAATTCCCCCGAATTGACGAAAAAAAGCCCTTGAAGTGAATCAAGGGCTTGTTGTTTAGCAACTACTTATGCAGATGCTTTTTCTTTCTTTGCAGCACCATCGTAGTCGGCAGCAACCAAGCCACGCCTAGTGAGCATTGTTTTAACGCCTCTGGCAGTTTTGCCAATCGCATCAGCGATTTGCTCAACAGTCATGCCAGCGACATCTCCAAGATCAGCTAAAGGATCTGCTTTAGAAGCACCTTTAGTTTCTTTCTGCTTTGGAATGGCAGAGATAGCTTCTGCACGAAGTAAGCTAAGAGCTTTACCACGAACGCTATTTACAGTTTTGCCAAGAGCGTCTGCGATTTCTTCAACGAAAGAACCGCCGTTAACCATTTCTACAAAAGTAGACTCTTCAGCATCAGTGTAAGTTTTAACACTTTCTGGCTTAGGAGCAGGCTTAACATGCTCAGTTAATTCCATAGACAAAATTTTGCCTTGAATTGATTTAGGTGAGAAAGATCCACCTTCGAAATGCTCAGCAATTTGAGCATAAGTGTACTGACCAGAGTTGTCAGTAACAAAAGATGCAAGAGTTGACTCTTGAGCATCTGAGAACGCACGAGAGCTAGATGCAGAAGCAAGTTCTACTTCATAACCCATTTTGCGAAGTTTACTAGACACTGAACGAGTCGAAGTGTCTAAGTTCTCTGCTGCCGAAGCAACAGTAGCTTGAGATACAGGAGACTCACCGCCTACAAAAGCAGTAAGTTCAGCTGTACGCTCATCTGTCCATTTTGGTAATGCCATATTAGTTCTCCAAGAAATCTAATAAATTAGTGATTATTGTTATGCCCTTGTCTCGGGCTTGTTTAGTTTTTGCAGATTCGATACCGCTTTCATTGACTAGAACGGTAACATCTCTGGTAAGTGAGCCTTTCACCTCATATCCATTTTGTTTTAGTATCTCAGTTGCTTGTGCTTTCGTTTTATAACTTGTAAGCTTTCCTGAGATGCATACTACTCCTTTAGTGGAGATTGAGGCTAAGGGTTTTTCAAACTTGAACGAAAATGGGTACTCTAATAAATCCATCATGTACTCATCTATATAGCCAAGTAAATTAGATGTAGCTTTGGGACCAAGCCCTGCTGACTGACAGCTTTTCTTATCAATATCTCCAATACCATGACATACTGTTGCCAACTTTTTAGTTGCAGTATTTCCGATCAGAGGGATTGAAAGTGCTGGCAAAACTACATTAAGTGGTACATCACGAGATTTTTGTACTTCCTCAAAAACTTTCACACCTATTTTCTCAGAATCAAGTAACTGAACAAAGTCCTCCAGAGTAAGAGAATACAACTCTTGTGAAGTTGTAACCCGCAACTTCTGGATAGCTTTTGGTCCAAGCCCCTTGATTTTGAGGGTCTTTGCAAAGTGTTCTATCTTTTTAAGGGTTTGTGAACCGCATGATGTGCTTCTACAAAATAAAAGGTTATTTACGACATCAAGCACAGAACCACACGAAGGGCAGTTTGTTGGAGCTTGTATTATTTGCATAGTCGTTTCCTTAATTTTGAAAAGATATTATAAGTAATTTTAAGATAAAAGTCAAGAATTATTTTTTCGTGGGTCATACTCGTCTAACAATTCTTGGGATAATTTCTCCAGACCTGATGACCTCCACTCTACACCCTATCTCAAGATTCAACTCTTGAATATAGTCCATATTGTGAAGCGTGGCTTTTTGTATCCAAGCATCACCAATTTTGACAGGATCTAGTATTGCTACTGGACTTACTACTCCAGATTTACCTACTTGCCATTTTACATCTTTTAGTATTGTTACTACTCCCTCTTGCTTTTCTTTTAGAGCAAAAGCACCTTTTGGGTGTTTTGAAGTATAACCCATACGCTCAAAGTCTTTCGTATCATTAATACGATAAACTAATCCATCTTTAGGTAATCCATCTGTCATATGAGTATGAACAGTATTGAAGCCTTGATCTTTTAGAAACTCCATACGAACTTGCCATGTGTCTCCATACTCTGGATCACCCATGTAATCGCCATCATCTTCCATGCCATAAGCATAGAAAAATAACTCTCTATCCATGAACTCACTAGCATACTTTAGATTCAAAGCACCTGCTGCATAGTTTCTTGCATTTTCAATACTATCAGGAGCTACTACTTCACCTGTAATTTGTACTATACCCCACACTCGTATGTATTCAGGAACAATATGCTTCATCTTATCAAGAATATCTTTCCCGTAGAAACCATCTCCACGAGTAAGAGCTTGAACAAGTTGACCATTTATATAAGTCAAAGCAACAGCTGCACCATCAAGTTTTACACTCAATACTACATCTTTGTCAAGAACTGGAAAGGGGGCGTTAAGAATATCAAAGCACTTTTGTAAAGAGTACATTTGATAGGTATGAGCTACACCATCTGTAGGTGTATAGCCTACTTTATTATAGTTATGTAACTCTGCAAGCCTATCGAACTGAGCGTCAGTAAGGATAGGATCACCGTCTTGATAATAGGCTTTGCAAGCCATATCTAGTAAATCTTTCATAGTTTCCTCTATTAAAATTTTATGAAAGTATTATATCGAAAAATAAAGGAAAAGTCAAGAACTATTTATATATATCTTCTAACAGGTCAGAGAAATGTTCTTTTATTACCTCTCGAGCTTCTGCAAGAGATAATATTTCTACCAACCCCGAAAAAAGTTCTTTAGAGTTAGAAAAGTCTAGAGGCATAGCTACTCCTTCTTTTGATGGCTTCCATTCCTCATCAAAGTCCATGTAATACTTACGCAAGTGTAAATATTCAATGCCTCTAAACTCATTGATGGTGAGTCGTACTTGAACTTGTTTTACTTCGTCATAATGAATCACCCGCTCATATTTTTCGGGTGCTTGATGTAAGTCCATACTACTTCTCGTTTTTAAGTATAGATGATAATGGTACTACTGAAACTATGCTTTCAGGTCTAAGTAAGCGATAAGAGTTAGTATCCCAGCAAAAAAGTAAAAGAGTATCCCAGGATTCCTTTGCTCTGTTTCTCTTTGCTTTTATGTAAGGAGTACTAAAATCCAATGTGCATACATTATATTTTAACTTATTTGATTTTGCACTTCTATATGTAATTACTGCATCGCCATATTCAGTAACTAGTTCTTTTAATTCTTGTTTCTTCACTTCTGCTCCTTTGGTAGTGGTTGGCAACAATAATTACGTATGTACATACTCTTTGGTCATTTGTGAAGATAC